GGAAAATTCTTAATCAAAATGGTTAAGAATCACGGAGAAATGTACACAGTCAAATACCTTAAAGCTTCCCAACTATGTATACAGAAAAAGTTAGCGGGTCAACCTTTCAAATCAATGAGAGAGGTTGAACCGGATTATAACTTTCCTAGACTCTCCAAATCTGGCTTACCTGTAATTATAAAATTACAAGATAGAGCTGCGATTTGTAATAATAGTCTTAGGATAACGAGGCTCTGATTATCTATATTTTCTTTATATAGGATAATTAAAGTTCCGTTTAGTCCTAAGTTAAATACTATTACTGATGAGTTTAGTGGTTCACAAATGGTCTTAGACGATTTTAATAGATGATTAAAACTTAATAGTTCTAAACTCTTGATAAGATTTTCTAAGTTCCAAATGGAGGATTTAACTGTTACTAAAATTTTACCTTTAGTTAAGTCATCTCCTCAAGGACCGATAAGTTATAAACGTTTAATAGATGCTTATTGATCTCTAAAGAACTCTGAAGTTCTTCAAGAGATATTAGTATTTATTAAAATAACTAATTCTAGAAATATTTACACCTTGTTTAATAACATAGAATTTTTAAAAAATAAATATGGTATTAAAGGTTGGTGAAAAGATGGATTATCACCTTTAGGTAAGCTTTCTTTTAAAGAAGAAGCTGCTGGTAAGTTGAGGGTCTTTGCAATGGTTGATATTATTACTCAATCATTGTTCAGTCCTCTTCACCAAAAACTTTTTTCTTTATTTGAAAAAATTCCTAATGACTGTACCTTAGATCAAAACAAAGGTTTCAATTATGCAAAAGATTTATCTTTAAAACATAATTGTTCTTATGGTTTTGATTTATCGGCAGCCACTGATCGTCTTCCTTTATCCTCCCAAAAGGCTATTTTAGATAGTCTTTATGGAATTGGAGAACTTTGGGGTAATATATTGGTTAATAGAGATTTTATAATATCTCAAAATAACTATAATATACCTCCTCAAAGTGTCCGTTATAAAGTTGGACAACCGATGGGAGCATTATCTTCATGAGATATGTTAAATTTAACACATCATATGATGATACAATTTATCGCTCAATCATTAGGTAAAAGCTCATTTAATGAGTGATATGATCAATATGTCATTCTCGGAGATGATTTAGTTCTCTTTGACGAAGATATTGCTAATAGATACCAATCTTTTTGTAATCAGATCGGAATTTCTATTAACTTATCTAAGTCAATAATTTCTAAGTCTAAACCTGTATTAGAATTTGCTAAACGAACCGCCCTTAACGGGGAGGATGTTTCGGCTTTATCTTTCAAAGAATTATTAACTTCTAATAATTTTTTTGGAAGGTTAGCTGTTACTACTCGTTTAATAAAGAATAAATGAGGTAAAGACTTATGAAAACTCTTATTAATTGGTAATAAAAGGTCAAAGGATAAAACCTTTGATCGTATTTATCCGTTAATAGGATTTTCAACTCAATTATTTGAGAATAAAATTATCAAAATGGCAGACGTATTGTCTCTTATTACAGATAAGGATAAACCTCTAAGTTTCTTCGGTCGAAATATCAACTGAATGAAACCTGGATTAATTTCTAAAGTAGTTAAAAATTTTTTAACTACTGAGAAATGGGATATTACCCTTATCGATAAAAGATCTAGGTTTTTCGCCCATACCAATATTTTAACTTTTAAATTAATCTTGATTCATAGAATTCAGAATTCTATAAAAAAAGTATTTAAGTTAAATCATATTAGTAATAGGATTAATCTACTAGATAGAGTGATAAC